CTTCATTTTTTCTCCGGAGGTTATATTCCGGCACAACTTTAGAGTCTTTCACAAGGGATGTTGCAGGTAAATACCCAGTGCTTTCATTCTGATACCTCCTTTCATCAATGAATATAGATTGTGTTCCATGGTCTATCCTGCATGCTGCGTTTTCGGTTTCTCCTTTCCACAGTATGCGGGATGTTTTATACTCCTAAAAGTGCCAATAAACTTGTAACATTCCTTTTGAAAGCCTCTAAAAAGTAAACATATTCTGATGAATAGTCACAAAGAAGGGAGAACAACTACTATGAAACAGACTGAGAAGTCCACGGGTAACAGGAAAGATCCTCCTGCAATTACCAGCGAAGCACGAGAACAACAGCTTATGGCAAAGGCAGAGCGTCTTGCTGAGAAAAAACTCGAAGATGGAACAGCATCTCCGCAGATAATTGTCCATTATTTGCGTCTTGCAAGTGAACGTGAGAAGAGAAAGCAGCAGGAGGAGCTACTTAAAGCAGATATTGAGCTTAAGAAGGCTAAAGTTGAAGCTATTCGTTCTGCAGCTAAGATTGAAGAGCTGTATAACGAAGGCATGAAGCTATTTCGTATGTACAGTGGAACCGAGGATGTTGTTGATGAGGACATATAGCGAATTGATTACTCTTCCGACATTTCGTGAGCGGTTTGATTATCTGAAACTTGACGGAACAGTCGGAAAAGAGACGTTTGGATTTGATAGATATTTAAACCAGAATTTCTATCAATCCTACGAATGGAAAAGAGTCAGACGAGATGTGATTTTACGTGACCAAGGCTGTGATTTAGGTATCCTCGGAATGGATATTTTAGACAGAGCCATTGTTCATCACATGAATCCAATCTGCGTTGATGATATTTTAGAAGTAACTGATTACTTACTGAATCCTGAGTTCTTGATAACGGTTTCTCATGCAACACACAACGCTCTTCATTACTTTGAAGACGACAGTATGTTCAGAGACCCTGCAGTCAGAACTCCAGGTGATACTTGTTTATGGTGAGGTGATAACTATGATTGACAGTATTCTCAACTCAGTGAAGAAAAAGCTAGGAATACTAGAAGACTATACGCATTTCGATGAGGAGATAATACTCGATATTAACACCTCTTTTATGACGCTGAATCAGTTAGGCATCGGACCTGAAGAGCCTTTCATGATTACAGGTGCAACTGAGATTTGGGACGACTTTATTGAAGATGGCCCTATCGAAGCTGTGAAGTCTTACATTCCTCTTAAAGTCAGACTTCTTTTCGATCCGCCACAGCAGTCATTTATGCTGAATAGTGTACAAGACAGAATAGCAGAACTTGAATTCCGTATGATGGTACAAGCTGAAAAAGATCATCTTCCCGAGTATGACATGGGCGGAATTTATGCGAAATAATAACAAAAAAGTAGGTGAATAAATGAGTTTATCAAACACAGCGGTTCCGATCTATTATGGACGCTTTCGTGACAGAGTTATACGAGGTGAAATACCTGTCTGTAACGAAGTGTCGATGGAAATGAACCGAATTGACGCGCTTATTGCTTCACCTATTTATTACTATGACGACAAAGCAGTTGAAGGTTGGATTTCTTTCTGTGAGAATGAGCTTACTCTTACGGATGGAGCCGACCTTCATTTACTTGATAGTTTTAAACTTTGGGGAGAGCAGCTATTCGGATGGTTTTACTTTACTGAAAACTCAGTTCCTGTGATTGAAGGCGGAGTAACTAAGTATGTAAAGAAAACAGTTAAGAATCGTCTCATTCATAAGCAGTTTCTTATCGTCGGCCGAGGCGCTGCGAAGTCACTTTATGATGCAACAATTCAAGCTTACGGTGTTGCTGTTGATCCATCTACAACTAATCAGGTTACAACTGCTCCAACAATGAAACAGGCTGAAGAAGTCATGGGGCCGATACGCACTGCTATAACTCGTGCAAGAGGCGGATATTTTAAGCTTCTTACTTACGGTTCTATTCACAGTACTACAGGATCCGGAGCAGGAAGAGCTCATCTTGCATCAACAAAGCTTGGCATTCAGAACTTCTATACAGGTTCTGTACTTGAAATTCGTCCTATGACTATTGATAAACTTCAGGGACTTAGAACCAAATACATGACGGTTGATGAATGGCTGTCAGGTGATATTCGTGAAGATGTTATAGGTGCTCTTGAACAGGGCGGATCCAAGATTAAAGACTGGATACTTGTCTGCACATCCAGTGAAGGCACTGTACGAAACGGTCCGGGAGATTCAATCAAAATGGAACTCATGGACATCCTTCAAGGTAACTACAAGAACCCACACGTATCTATTTGGTACTACAAATTAGATGATGTTAAAGAAGTATCCAATCCTCGAATGTGGGCAAAAGCAAATCCAAATCTTGGATATACAGTTTCCTATGAAACTTATCAGGCAGATAAAGAGAAAGCGGAACATGTTCCTTCTTCTCGAAATGATATTTTGGCGAAAAGATTTGGAATTCCTTCTCAGGGTTACACATATTTCTTTACATATGAAGAAACTATTCCTCATAAGAAAAGAGAATATTGGCAAATGCCGTGTGCTATGGGTGCAGACTTGTCTCGTGGAGATGACTTTTGTGCCTTTTCGTTTTTATTCCCACTACCTTATGAAAAGTTTGGTGTAAAGGTGAGAAGTTACATTACAAGCAACACACTTAATAAGCTTTCACCTGCTATGAGAATGAAATACGACGAATTCATACAGGAAGGAACTCTGATTGTTCTCGAAGGTACTGTTCTTGATATGGAAGATGTCTATGACGATCTTGATAAGTTTATTCTAGACTTTGAGTATGATGTCAGATGTTTTGGATACGACCCATTCAACGCAAAAGAATTTGTGAATAGATGGGAACAGGAGAATGGACCTTTTGGAATCGAAAAAGTAATCCAAGGAGCTAAGACTGAATCAGTCCCACTTGGCGAACTTAAGAAACTCGCTGAAGACAGAGCAATTCTCTTTGACGAAGCACTTATGGGATTCTGTATGGAAAACTGTATTGCACTTGAAGATACAAATGGCAATAGAAAGCTTCTTAAACGTCGCCATGATGAGAAGATTGATAACGTCGCAGCTATGATGGATGCTTTTGTTGCCTATAAACTTAATAAGGACTTGTTTGAGTAGGTGTAACTATGAATATTAACATTTACAATCCATATGAGCTTACACATCATGGAATTCAAGGTCAAAAGTGGGGAGTAAGACATGGACCTCCTTATCCATTAAAGGGTGGTAGTTATACTGCTGAAATTAAAAATAAAAAGTATAGAAAGCATTTTCATAACGATGTAAATAATAAAAAACACTTTGACAAAATTATTAAAAAAGATACAGAACTTAATACTTTATCTTACGATAAAAACAGAACGAAGAATACAGATATGTTCTTTGCTGCTTTTGATAAAAGAGATAAAGATCAGTATAGATCAATGTTTAATAAGAAAATTGAACAAGATGTCTATGATGAGGATGGCAACAAAATCGGATCCGGATCTTTTTACAAATTTCAGATTACTAACAAAATAATAAAAGATGTTAAAGTAGCAAGTGAAGACAGCGGTTCAAAAGCTTTTAAGAAGTTATATAGCGAATCTAGAGATTTCTACAATTTTGTAAATGATCAGTCTAGAATGGAAGGCGCTTTTGATAAAACAAGATTTAAATTTAAAGGTTATCGTGAATCTATGAAAGCGTTAGAGAACATAAGAGCGAATGGCAACGATGTAAAAGAAGAAGATTTAAACAAAATTTATAGACTGTTTAATTACATAATTCCCAGTGACGGCAAAGGTAATGAAAAATTAAGAAAAGATGTTGAACGACAAAGAGCTAGATTTTTTAAAGAACTTAAAAGCGAAGGATATAGCGCTGTTCTTGATACAAACGATTCAATTTATGGTGGATTTAAGGGAAATGCACCTGTAATATTATTTGATATGGAAGCTGTTACAGAAAGCTATATCAGAAGACTTGGTGTAGGAGACAAAGCAATTTCAACAATAAGGTATAATGCAAGAAAAAGTTTAGGGCTTTAAAACGTTCTAATCTTTTTTTTGAGGAGAAAATCATGAACATTAACTATTACAATCCATACGTAAGAGACGAACTCTATCATCATGGTATCTTTGGAATGAAATGGGGTAAGAAGAATGGACCGCCATATCCGCTTGATGCTTCTGATCACTCAGCTAGCGAAAAGAAAGCTGGCTGGAGAAAATCTTTAGATAATGACGGTGTGAGTAAAGCGAAAGCTAAGAAGCCTAAAAAAGAGTCAAAGTACAAGAAAGCAAAAAGAGAATTTAAAGAATCACTTGGAAAGGTTAGAGAAGCACGAAAAGAATATAGAACAGCAAAGAAAGAATATAAGAGAACAGGAACTACTGAAAGTAAAAATAATCTTAGGTATAAAAAACAAGCATTAACGTATGCTAAATTCAATCGTGCACAGAAATACAACACCTATTATATGCGTTCTATTATTAGAAACTTAAAAATAGAAGCAGCTATGTATTTGGCAGTAGCAGCAACTCCAGCAGTACTTAAAGCTGGAAAGGCTATTTATGACAAATATAGTGATTATCAGTATAAAAACAGACCTGATATTGTTTCTACCTCTTCTAGAGAATTTAGAAATGCTATGGAAGCAGGTTATACAGATATGGGTAATT